AGTGCCATACCCCTTTGCAAAGGTAAGCACATCCACCGTGTAGATGCTGTAGCAACGTCCACCACCAAGGGCGTAATCGTCGTCAGTATCCATCCACTCCATTACAATGGCAGGAGTAGCGGTAGTCTGGCTACGGTAGTCAGAGAAAATGCGAGATGCCGGCACCACAGAGGTGACAGCAGCATCGTTAGACAGGATGTTATATACGAGGTCAGTCATTGTATTATCCGTTTGCTTTCTTTACTACCGTGAAGATGACATCTTTCATGCCCTTCTCCAGCTTCTTTCCATACTTGCTCCACGTGCTAGAGATGTAGTTACTACCTGTCACGTGTGCGTAGTTGATTCGTCCTTTGCCATACACCCGAGGGCCAGTGGACACATTGATGGTGAAGTTTTTACCCTTCTTAGTCGCCCACATCTTCGTACGAATAGACTTACGAAGACGGCCACTATCTTTAGGAGCCTGAGACCTCATGTAAGTACGAAGCTCTCTGTGGTCCTCAACCATAGCCTTGCGCATAGTCTTCTTCCACTTCTTGGGATTCAGGTGCTCAAGGTTACGCAGCACATTGTCGATACCATCAATCTTAATATCCATCAGTCGAGAGTATCGGAGTCAGTCTTAACTGCAGCAATCTGCAGGCGGTCTTTACGTCCCATCTCTGCCATTCCAATCACCTTCCAGTAGGCACCATTGTAACTGATGCGCATGTCGGTAGTGACATCGTTGCGGAAGCGGATAATGAATGTAGCCTTCTCAATAAACTGAGGCTGCTCACTCATGTTAGTAAGGGCCAGTCCGGTCATAGGTGCAGGCTTGTAAGCAGCCCACACAGTGGCGATATCGCCCCATGACTCGTCTTGTCCACCCCAACCATCCGTAGAGGCAGTGCGAGATTGCAGGGTAATCCTGCGGTCCATATTTCCTACGTAACTACCTTTCATCAGAAGTTGTACTTAACGTAGGGACGGAGCAAGTATGCAAACCCCTGCGGGTGCTTCTGTGACACAGTGCCAACAATCGTATCCTCACGATTCTCGTACATGTCAGTCAGCTTAAGCAGGAAAGCCTGCTCGACTGCAGGAGCGGGGTCTTCTTCAGTAATCGTCACGGTACCGCGCATGATTGCGAAGGTATCCGTTGCACTCTTTTGGCGGATAGCGTCGTCACTAGTAGTAAGCTTGACGGTAGTGGGGGTGCCAATGGTAGAGTAGTTAATGTTAGCGGCCTCTACTGCATTCCACGTAGTGCCATCCCACATCTCTACAGTGATAGCGGAGATACGGTCAGCATCAACAGGGAGCACGAAGGTGTCATCAAACTTCTCAGCCTCAAAGGTCATCGTAGCTGCACCAAACTGTGCACCAATGAAATCAGTAACAGCACCCCATGCACTAGCCACAAGGCCGTCAAGGTATGCCGTCTCATCGGAATAGGAAACACGCAACTGACCCTCAATCCGCTCGGTAGTAATCCGGGACTTGATGTCGTATGCGCTATATACGGTGTTTGTTTTCATTGGATTTATCTTTAGAAGTGAGTGGCACTTGGCCTTTGGAGAAGAGTGAGGATTTGCGCCTCTACAGCCCGGAGCCTCTTCTCGGGGTGAGTAAGGGGGCCACTGTCATTTAGTGACCCCCTACTCGGTATCCGACTAACTAAGAGTCAGCTATTAGGCGGCGGTAGCGCCGATGCTGTCGTAGTAAGCGAAGGAGCCGTCGTTGATACGCGTAGCAGACGTGTACATGCTACCGACCACGGTGTCAACTCCACGGAGAGCGTCGCGCTCAACCTCGAAACGCATACCTTGGTACTCTCCAATCACGAAGTCGTTGAAGTTACCGAAGATGATTTCGTTGTCCGTCATACGCGTCGTAGCCACGCTGTTGTAGTCACCGAGACCACGGTTGTTGGCGAGCTGAGCGTAGTTGGCGAGGAGTCCAGCCTCACGGAAGAATCCGAGACCGTTGGGGTCGAGGATAGCCTCAGCGTTGTCGAGGTCACCTTCGCTCTCCATCAGAGCAACTTCCAGCGTGCGCAGGGTAGCCTGAGCCGTGAGGTCGTTGGCAAACGTCGTAGCCGTCAGGCCATTCTTCAGGGCAGCGAGGAGGAAAGCATCCTTCTGACCACCGAGGTGACGCATGATGTTGTTGCGGACGAAAGCCTCAACAGCAGCACCGCCTTGCATCTGGATTTGGTCCGTCAGCTCGACACCAGCGGAGAGACGCTGCGGGGTCAGGCTACGAGCGGACACATCACCCATGCTCGGCGTAACAGCCACACCCTCGTCGATGGTACCGCCGGTAACCACAGCACCAACCGGGATGCTCATGTTACCCGTCAGGCCCGTCAGGACTTGGCAGTCAAGCTTGTCGAAGATAGACTTGGGGCGCAGGATGTACTGAGCCGGTCCAACATTCGTAGGCACGAAAGCGGAAGCGTCGTTGTCAACACCAGCGGACGTCGTGTCCACACCGGAGGTAGCACGGGCCTCAGCCGTGTAGCCGGCGAGCGTGTCGAAGTTGATGTCCAGACCGTTGCCGGAGCGGGACTCGCTGATGAAGGTATCAACGTTATCGCCGAAAGTACCGGCGGTATTCTTGGTCATACGGACCAGAGCCTCACCAAGGAGGTTTTTCTTGTAGTTTTCCATCTTGTTAACAATTTGAAAAGTGGAGGAGTTACTAGCGCGGGTTTCTTCTTGGACCTTGGCGGTGTCGGCGCTAGCTTCAACGGCCACCTCGGTGGATTCTTGTGCAGTGTCGATAGCCTCGATTGCAGTACGCAACTCAACAGCTTTGTCGGCAGCCTCGGGGGTAAACTCACCCTCTTGATTGTCGATAAGGTTACGCAGCTCGGCCACCAACTCTTGCTTATTCATATCTTCCATGATTGAATAGTTTTATGCGGATACCTCAGTCGAGGAGAGAGGCGAGGAATGCCTCCATCTCTTCCTTGGTAGTAGCAAGGGGTTGGGACTCCACAGACTCTTCTGCAGAGGTTGCGTCCGCCACTTCTTCAGAGGCTTCAGCGGTCACTTCTTCTACCACAGGCACCTCCTCAACAGCGGGGGCTTCTTCGGTAGTTTCAGCAGCAACTTCCACAGTCTCGACGACTGCTTCGGTTTCGGTAGCAACCGGCTCCTCGATGGCAGCCTCAAGGCTACGCATGAATACCTCCGTAGTGGGGTATGCCGGTGCAGATGTAAAGGTCACTTCATACAGGTTGCCAATTTGAGTGATAGTCCGCAGGGGGATGTCACCTTCATCGTCAACGTCTTGGTCGGCAACAGTAAAGCCGAAGGACATACCACCCACAATACCGGTACGCACATTCTCGTAGAGGTCGTTAGCGTACGAAGTGTTGTTGAGGTTAATGTCCACACGCAGACCCTCTTCGTCAGGGGTAAGCGTCATATTCAAGCCCTCCTTACCAAGGGGTTGGTCCCAGTTGTGGTTATGCAAAGCATGCACACCACGCATGTCAACTCCCTCCAGTGCGGTAGGGTCAACGCGCTCTTCAAAGCGTCCGCCAATGTTGGTAATGTCGTTGTACTTGATGGCGTATCCGGACAGCTTCTTACCGTCCTTGTGGTCCTCATCGTGGTCACGCACTTCCATGTTGACAGCAAAGGAGCGGGTCTCTTTGTTATTCATTTCCATGTCTCGGTCTTCTTTAGTGGCGATTGATTTAGCCCAAGGCAGCATAGACTTACCACCCCAAGCGTCGTACATCAGACCCCCGCAGCCCTCATCGTAAGGGACGTCAGCATTCTCTGCATGCCGGCTGAGGAAAGAGTAGACCCTCTTTACAGTCTTCAATGAGAGAGGTTTGCCAGCTGCTAGGTCGGCAGCACGCTTTTTACCGACAGGAGTCCCGCAGGACCCCCAGCCGTTTTCCTCGGCCCACTTCAGTGCCCGCTTTGCATTGTTGCGTGCGGACTCGGGGTAGTTACTATAACTTGCCATTAGTCTTCGGTTTCGTCTTCTGTAGGTGCGTCCTGCACAGGCTCAGCTTCTTCAGCAGGCGGGTTAACCATCTGCTCAATCGGCATCACATTAACAGGAGTCATCAGCGTGTCACCTCCCTCGATAGAGTCAAGCTTCAACTTGATACGAGCCTCGTTAGGAGTAATAATACCACCGTTAACGAGCTTAGAGAGGGTCTCTGCCTCCTCCTTAGCGTTACCCCGGACAAGCGTAGAGACATCAAAGTTGATGCGCCACTTCTTTTGCTCAGAGGGGTTAAGCAGTTGGAGAGTGATTGCGTCTTCGAGGGCATGCACGATAGGCTCGATAGTCTTTTGTGCAAAGAAGATGTTTTGCTCCTCGATATTCTTAAAGGTCGTTTCAGACTGCAGGTTAAGCAACACAGCAGGGACACCAAAGGCCCGTGCGATTGCTTCAGTCACCTCACTGAGAGCGTCAAGCACTCCGGAGTCAGCAGGAGTAACAGCCAGCTTCTGCACTTCGAGGTCCGGCACACCATCCATAACCAGCAACTGCTGTCCAGTAGCACCAGTGGTCTTGTGGAAGGCTGCGTTAATGGCTTGGGACTGCTTCTCGCTAAACTTAGCAGTAGAGTGAATCAGCGTAGCAACGCGTGCATTCTTCTCGAAGAAGGCTGCCATAGTGCCGACACTGTAGTCCTCAAGCTGGAAGTACTTCTCGTGGCTCTCAGCCAGACCCATACCCTTGAGGTTACGGAAGACGAAGATGGCGTCGGCAGGGTGGTTGACCGTGCGGACCATGTTGCGCGTATCCGTGAAGGAGATGGTGTAAGTACCATTGGATTCATGCCGGATGGCAGTGAAAGGAATGTAGTGGAGGGCTGAGACAGTACCAAGCTCATTGCGCTCGATGCGTGCGTAGCCAGCTCCAAAGATAAGCATATCGTACACCAACTGGCCCAAGAAGTCGTGGGCGGTCATACGTCCGTCGGGGCTAAAGCTAAAAAGCTCTCCGAGGTTATGCTTAGCAGGCAGGTACTTCCCGTCGCGATTCTTCTTGGTCATCTCAACGTCAAGCGTAGAGACACCGTTAGTGATAAGCTCGATACAAGCACGAGCGGTAGCACTGTAGAGAATACGGTTGTCACCTGCAGTGAAGGAGGTGTAGAAGCCTCCGGTAGGTACCGCAAAAGCGCCGCCCATGTTACGCTGCTCTTCCTTCATAGAATCTGCAGTCATGTAACCAAAGCGGCGAGCAAGGCGGTCCGTAAATGAAAGTCGTTGCTCCATGTGTCTTTGTTTAGATGGTGGGTCAGGCCTCGGTGGTTAGAAAGGGGTCAGCATTATCTGTTACCCCAATCCCACCAGTTATCCAAAGTCCGATACTACAATATACAAATTTGTAGTGGAAGTGGAGGGGGTTACTGCACAAGAAGTGCGAATTAACCCTCTTTTTCGTCGTTTGACTTACGAGGAGTACGCCGCTTGCGCTTAGGCTTCTCCGGAATCTCCTGCTCCTCCAGCCAGTTTTCGGCGATGTCAGTAGCAGCTTCCTCTTCCACCGGCTCTTCAGCAGGCTCTTCGATAACCACAGCAGTAGGAGCTTCAAAGACAAGGGCAAGTTGACGCACCCAAGCGTTAGCGTCATCTGCGTATTCGTAAGTCTCAAGGGTAACCTGAATCTCTTCGAGGCTGTCCCCATCAGTCAGCACCATCGTAACGGGCTGCTTGGTCATAAACTTCAGGTCACGTACATGGACCCCGGCTTCCACGTAGTAGCGGTTACCGTTGTTGGAAACGTCAGCGGAGTCAATCACGACACGGCTGTCAAGGATAATTGTAGCATTCATATTATGCGAGAATTGCGGCCATAGAGACCAGTGAAACGAGTGCTGCGATACGGAAAGTCTTGATAGCGTCAGCGTACTCTTGGTAGTCGATTTGCGCTGCCTTGTGTGACAGGTAGAGCGCAGGGATAGCTATCCCCATATTGCAGAGGATAGCCATCGCCTTAAGTGCAGTGATAATCATCAGAGATTAACGTCAAAGATGGTGCCTTTGGAAGACGTCTTAGGCGAATAGTCACCCTTCTTAACGTCTTTACCGTTGCCAAGTCCCGTACCATCGGGGTAGTTACCTTGGCTGTCCTTCGTCGTCTCCGTCACAATCCAGTAGTCATTGTACTTGCTGTTAGGAGTAGGAATCATCTTCAGGCAGAGGCAGGTCTCCCCCTTCTTATTGACGAAGGTCTTGGTCGTATCGGAATCGAGCTTACGGAGCTCATCAAGGCTGATGTGAAAAGAAATCATATCTAATGTGGTTTAACGCTATCAGTAAAGGTCAAGACGGTCGCGTCGGGTCGCCTTAACTTTGCCCTGTTGCACGGGCTTTTCATATCGCAGCTCCGACTCTCGGGCTTGCAGTTTATTCATCTTACGAGTGGCGGCCTTGCGGCTGTCCTCGATAGCTTCTTCTTCAAGGTACTCGTACTCATCTACTAGGTCAGCGTACGGGTCCCAAACGTGGACGTGAGGGAAGTACTCGTTAAGCTCCTCTGTGAAGCTCTGCTCCTCGTTGTAATCCTCTTCGTGGCTCATTGTCGTTGCATAAATGTGTCAATGCTGTCAGCGAATACATTGACTTTGTTTTGTTTTGGAGTGTCCTTACGGTACTCGGTCCAGTGGCAACCCTGCTCTTTCTGCCAGATTGCTGCGATGTCCTCCATGACGTCAACCATTGGTACTTCGTCGTTGCGGAGGTGGTATGCTTCTTTGCTTACGTTGCTGCCTTCTTCATACCATACTTTAATCCACATAATCTCGAGTCCTGTAACCTTGAGGCCAGACAACTCCTCAAACATATGGCGGTAAGTGTTTAGCTGGCGGCTGTACTTGTCCATCTTACGAGGGATGTACTGAGGAGACCGCACAGTCTTCATGTCGATAATCTTAATCTCTTGCGTGGAGGGGTTAAACATGATGAGGTCAAC